TTTCTCTTGTTGATAAAGCGGAACTAATGTTAAGTGACATGGCGTTGTGTCTCCTTAGATTTGTAGGTACTTGACATAACGCCCAATTATACTCTTTTTTTGATACTTAGAGATATCACTGCCATTCCTATATTGGCTTTACATGCCCCGATCGGTCTCCTTGTCCAACAAACTCAAGGTAAGAAATCCTTGTCCCAGATTCAATGTTATTAACTGCATGTGCCCCAAGGAAACCTGATGGATAAATGATGAGATTCCCCTTTACTGGAGCTATTTCTACATTCGGATGTTTAAAAACCAACTCTCCGCCAGTGCATCTATCGGACAAGATTAGCGATATCGACAATACGTTGAACACTGGATTTTCATTTTCTCCCGCCCCTCCTATAGCGTTGTCATGATGCATACCCATTCCCGAGCCTTCAGGGTACTCAGCAATATGAGCATCACTTCTCCAGCGCAGACAGTCAACTATTTCCGGGAAAATTCCTTTATATGCGTTTAAGGACTTACCTATAGCTGTCTCTATTTCTGAATGAAACTTAACTTCATCGTCGGTAGCCTCACTAGGTAGTAAATTGAGGAATCTCCTAGGAGCATTTTCTATTTGGTCTGGCGTAAACCTGTATCCTCCGCGATTAACATAAAAACCATCATCGTCGATGTAGTAATCACTTGGCTCTGTCAATTTACGACGCTCCATGTACCTGTCTACAAACGCATCCCCCATGTCTGCCATTACGTTGTGGAACTCCACAACCCCATACCCGTAATTAGTGAATGGCGCACAGTCTGATCTGTCCGATATCTCTCGAGATCTCTTTATTTCCTTGGCAGATTCTTTTTCTGATACCAAACATTCAAATATCGCTCCAGTGAAACAGTCGGATACGGTCAACGCGTCGAAGTTGTCTTCCCCGTCGCAGGACAAATACATTGTCCTTTCTGCATCGGGATTCGGCTCATGAGGGTATGGCCACCCGTATATGGATGCCTCAACGTATCTGACGCCACCATTTTTCAGTGTTGAAGCAAGATGTTTTTCGGATGACGGATCACCAACATGATTTGCGTCAACGTAAATTCCATTAAATCCATAATCAACAATCATTTTTGCATTTGGAAAAACCCCGGCGCCCATGCAGATTGAAACGATTACGTCAACTTCCTTACACATTTGCTCAACGGTGACCAAATCTTTGATGGCCCAGCTATTAGCGCGACCAGCTGTTTCTTGCGACCTATTGGAAGAAGCCCAAAATACCTCATGGCCATTTCTTAGCCCTGCGACAGCTAGTGATAAACCCATTTTCCCTGGGTTTAGTATTCCTATTTTCATTATTTTTCCTTAGCTCTGTAGCCACTTGGCATATATATATTTGAAGAAATTCTTGCTGCCTGTGGCTGACTAATTGGGTCTACAACATTCTCCAACACGGAAGGGTTAGGCGTTCCCTGACAGTACCACCCAAGATACGAATACCTCGAACCGGAAATAATGGGCTGAACCTCATGTGCCGCCACATAGTTTGACGGAAATAAAATGATTGTTCCTTTTTTTGGCTTTACTGTTATGTCTAGATAATTAAAATAATGAAGGCCGCCAGTAAAGTTTGTCCCATCCACCTCGTCTTCACTGTCTACGCAGTCATTCAGATAAGCAACAACAGAGACAACATTTCGAGTGGCTAACTGATCTTTAGGGTGAGGTTTGCCGTATTCGTATTCCGTCTGAATATCGGCATGTAGTCCTAAAAAAGATCCAGGCGGGTAGGCGACTATGTGTCCACGAATTCTCCACCATATGCACTTTCCAGCTAATGGAAATTTTTCCAAATAGTCCTGAAGGCAATCGTCTTTTGCATTCTCTATGTAGTCAATTGTTTCTTGTACTCTCGGAACAGAGCTTTGGTGAATCAGACTTCCTCTCCATGGCATACATTCCAAAGAGTCTCTCTTGAAGAAGTAATTACTTTTATTTATGTATCCATCTTCACCGGTTATTGGATCAATTCCTGGAGTGTACATCGATTCGCGTTCTGCCGTTAGCGTTTCATGACAGAAGCTGCGCACCCATTCCCAGTCGAGGCTAAATGCATCTTCGTAAAGTACTACCCCGCCCCCTAGATGCTTACCTATCGGATTCATGCTCGCCAAGTTCTATCATGTATTGCATATAGTCAATTACTGCTTCAATTAATTTTTTTCTTTCATCATTCACCGAAATATGATTAAAACAACCGTAAACAGTATCTACTGCAAATTGAACTAAAAAATCAAAAGGAGGAGGGCCCCCGTTAAACTGCTCATATTCAAAAAAAGACAAGTTGTGCCAATCCCATGGTCTAAATTTTAGATTTCTTTGGTGCGGAAACCAGCACGGATAGTGCCAGGCGTGGCCAGCATGTCTCATATCGGGATGAAGCTCCACCAATGTACCTATAAGTTCCACCGGGCATGGGCGACCGTCTTCGTAAGGTTCTTTTCTAAACAAATCATCACTGTTTGAAAATGCTCGTTCGAGATCGCCATTTTTGGTAAATAAAAACTTTTGGCCAATTAGGGGTTCATTTAATAAATAGTGATTTGAAAATCTATACATTGAGTCGTATTTTTTATTTTCATCTCTTAGCGGCTCAACTCCGACAACATTAAAATCACTATTACCTACTAACTTTTGAAATTCCAAAACATCATCCGGGATATTGCCATCGTAACAATAAACAAACATTGTAACTTTTTGAAACAAATCGGAATACTCCGGAATGGCGTAAATGCCTTTTGTGAAGACCAAAGGAATATGATCCGGATTTGGCCCAGTAGTTTCATCTTTCGCTACACCCTCTTTTCTCCACGTGTCGCCAAAATCATCACTAACGATACTTTTGTGTTCTTCATTGAAAAAAGGTTTTTCATTACCTACTTCACAACGGGTAAATATTCTTTGATCATGCTCCCACCCTGGTGAAAAGGAATGCAAAACTGATCTGTTATCCCAAATTACAACATCTCCCTGGTTCCATGACCAGCTGTATCTCAACTCAGGAGAAAGCAATTGATTCTGCATGTATCTATTGAGCCTTTGGAACCACTCCGGATTTGTTCCATCGGCCATGCGCATGTCGTGTCCTGACCAAAGTAACATTGTTTCTCCGGTTACTGGGTGAGTACGTAAAGCTGGATGCGCTCCGGACCCCCCTGGACCATTTCTTGTCAGACCAGTTTCGTTAATAAACTCTGTTGTTTTCAGCAATTCTTTTATGTCTTCGGGGCAATCTCTATAAGCATTTACGAGACTATAAAAATGGGTTTGCCCAAAATTCGGAGAGCAGGTGAATGTGTCCATCCTCAGGGCAGTATATGAAGGGATAAGCTCAAAAAATGGATTATCCATATGCCATTGAGAATTGATGAACCACTCAACCTCTTCTGTCGTAGTGTTCTGATTTCCTGCATGTGTCTGATCGAACAAAAACCCTGGGCGTAATTCTTCCGGTTTATTACCTCCCCTGTATATTCTCCGCATTATTTCTGAAAACTCTTCATCGGATGGGTTTAGCCCTATGAACCCGATCATTTTGTTTCTGACAAGTATCTCAGCAAAATAATCTGCATCTTCTATGACCTGCATGGGAGCAAGTCCGCGCATCTTAAAACCAAGGTTGCCAAGCCTTAACCCAGCGGCAATCCCTCCTTTTATATTTTTCATAGAATTGGTTCGTCCAATTTCATATGGCCGTCATGGCGTGGTCCTATTTGATTACCATTTTCATCAAGGCCAGTGCGGATCCCGCCCATCCACGTCCAGGGTTCTTCTCTGAGTTTCTTCATTTTTGCTTCTCCGTAGGCAGCTCTTGAATTCATTAAGTTTGGCTTATCCCAGTAATTTTCTACTGAAAATTTAACGGACGGCATTGTGTCAACGTTGTAAAACTGAAAAAACATAAACGGCATTCCTTTTGGAAAAATGACAGGCTTTCCGATTGTTGTAATTTTCCAGTTCATATTGAATTCGTCTGGCCACCAATCACTTGGAATATTTGCAGTAAGTGGGACAGCTCCATCAACAAAATAATTTGGAGCTCCCGACACCCAAGTGTGAACTCCTGGTGGAGTACTGATAGTCCAGCCTGTAGTGAATGACATTATCCCCACTATGCTTGGCATAACGATAGCTTTTTCGTAGGTCTCTCCATCGATGCTAAATGTTGCCATTTCGCCGGAGAGCACCCGTGGAACAGAGAGCCCACCGTCCCACTGCAAAACAACTTCCTCTTGCAGGATCATTTCCCATCCAGCAGTATTTGCCTCAGTCAACGGCAAGCACTTGTAGGCATGTTTATTATACGTATCGTCCATCCAGTCGCGACGGACTTGAGATTGCCTAATTAGCGGTGGATTCTGATGAGTGCGAGTTAATTTTATATCCACTTTAACCCCATTTTACAGACGAAACCTGTTTATTCTCTACTGCGGGCAACTCATTTTTTGATGAGCTGACATTTTCTCCGTATCCGCTCGATTTATGGTTGCGGTCATTGTAGTCATACATGGTCACAACTGAATACTTTGTCCCTTTCGACACGGGCAAAGATGAGTGAGCATAAATGAAGTCAGATGGATGCATAATTAAGTCACCTTTTTCTGGGGTGAACTTTATATCCTGATAAGGCATCAGATATTCGCCACCTTCGTAGTCATCGTTTATGTATCCGATAGTAGATACAGCACAGCTATAGGAGAAGCCAGAATCAGCATGAACGGAAAAGTGCTGCCCTTCGTTGTATTTTACAAAATTCGTTGCTTCTTCATATTCGAGACTCAAATTGTACAACCCGGAATAATGAGAAACGCATTCCCTTACCCCCATAATTACTTCTTTGTAAATCAACTCAAGATCTGCGAATTGCTCACTTTCGATCGGCATATCACCTTGACGTAGCTTGAAGTCAAAGCAATCTCTATAGTCCTTCATTATTGATTGATCGCCGACCATCGCTTGATTCCACTTGTAACGGGCATTATCGCTGTGCTCTAATATTTTTTCAAGACGCTCTACAAATTGAGAATTTTGTGGCCAAACATTTTTATAAAGAACAATTCCTGCGTTGGCGTGACCAATGTATCCTGCTATATCCATTTTAATTTCTCCCTACTTTTGTGATTGTATAAAAAGATGGCGTTGTCCATCTAACGCCTGATTGTATTTCTCGGACCCCATGGAGGTAATTAACATCTCCTGGGTGGGCGACCGCAATGCCAGCAGAAATCGGTATTTCGAAATTATACTCCGGGTAATATATCTGCCCACCAACAAAATCTTCATTCCAATAAATGATTGAATTTAGATCATAGGTTGGGAATGGGTTTGGGTCTCCGTTGTTTAATTGCTTATCAGCGTGAGGAGACTGCGAGTTTCCGGGAAGCCAACGTATCAATACTGGGGGCCTACACGAAACTTCAACATTGTATTTTCCGGAAATAGCATCTGCCATTTTGAGAATATATTTATTTATGATAGCAAAAATATCGGGGGCAATTCTCTGTAGAATATCGCCGCTGCACATTCTGTCCCGCCAGTATGACGAATCGTATATGCATATCCCATCTTCGTTGAATTCATCATCTTTTCCATTTTCCCATTGATCTATGGTAGGGAAAAAATTATTCATTGTCTCTAAATCTTGTTTTTCTATAAATTCTTTAATAATTAATATATTATTTAGAGTTTTCCCAAAATGTCCGTAGCCGACTAGTGACTGCTCCATGTCTGACGTATCCTGGTGTTTCATACTGCATGATGTTATCAAACCACCAGCGGAGGCGCTCCCTGTTCACGATAAAGTTGAATGTATTAAAAATCTTCCGTAGATGATACTGGGGGCAAGAATCGTGGATTAATTTTGTTGATCGACTCCTCCGGGAGTAGCCGCCAAATCTTTTCCGGATTAGCAACCCGCAACCACCAGTCTGGATATATTTCATTAACAAGAGTCAAGGCCACCGACCTTGCGCTGACCCAAAAAGATGTCATAGTCAGACGCTCGCCACTTATTAATTTAGTGACCCCATGACGATAAAGATGGCTTGCGGGAAAAATAACCGCCGACCCAGCCTTGACCTTCAGCCTAGTACGTTGCTTGTCAAAGAATATTTCCCCGCCCTCATACTCGTCCGTTAGATAAACTACTGCGCCGACATCATTTAAGTGTTCTGAAACTCCAACAGGTGGAGGTTCGTGACCGCGTTTCTCGAGTATCAACTCGCCGTCAGATTTGCCGCTGTCGTTATGCATTCCAAGAGAGTCACCAATCATCCATCTATTGAAAGACATATTTAGTGGAAGAAGAAAAAGCTGTCCAAAAGATTTTTCAATTTCTATTAATAATCTTTCTTTTATAAGTCTATCTGCGATGATGAGGGACGCATCTGCGGAACCAGCGAGAGTGTAGTGCTGCCTCGAGTCATTATCTTCCCTGCCGGGGTGAACGACCCAAGCGCTCTTGTTGAGAAGCCGATCCACCAGATCTATGCGTTCACTCTCCGATAATATGTTTTCTATTACGTACATCGGTGGAATAGGAAGATTATTGAACTGACTTATGTCTATATCTGGAATATTGTTAAACTCGGTCATTTTAATTTTCTCCAGAGCGTAATGATAACTTAATTTGACTATCTATCCATAAACACTTTGTCGATGCGGAACGCTTACCGTAATACGCTGATTTAAAGTGATCGAAGTAAATCGTTGGTCACTTCTACGTTAGTAAAAAACTCAGCAAAGTGTATATGGTCATGAACGCCGGGATGCCCAAGGTCGCTACCTATGTCCCATAACTCATTTTGTTCATCGGACTGAGGTTCATGCCTGCAAAAAAGTTCATTATCAAGGCCGAATTGCTCGAATGGCCGTGCGCCGTGTTGGCGAAAATCCCGAATCCACTGGTATGTCTCTCTTGCCCTTGATCCTGTGCTTACAATATATCCATCTCTGCCCCTAGGTAGCTGATCCTTGTAGCATTCGTAGTTCAGGTTGCGGAATACCTCCTGGCCTCCCCCTTGCCACGTACTGAACACAAACTCTATATCGGCAAGTTTTAAGCCAGCCACAAGTGCGTCAAGTAACAGAAAATTTTGCCATGCTGCTGTTTCCGCAGCCAATTCGTAGGAACGGCCGTTCAGGTCGGTAATTTTGTATGTCACATATTCGTTTCCTGGTGACCACATCTTGTACTCCCCTTCGGAGAACGGGATATCCCATGGACTTAAACCAATACTTCCGTCAATGTTGGAAACTGGCCCAAAGTATCGATACATTTCTGGAAATAGACCATAGACAATTTTTGGTCGACTTTCCTTCTTAATGTTACTTAGAAGAAACAGTAAATGAGACGCACTGTATGACGTTGCCGCGCCAGGCATCCCCGCATTAAGAACCTTCATTCCGGTGGATTTTTTAATAATATTTGGCCATGCAAACTTATTGGGTACGCCACTTCCGTATGTAAAAGAACACCCTATCGCAATTGCATCATGGGAGCCATTCTGGACTTCCAAAATAGGGTCAATGTGTTCCGAGTGTTCACGCAGTCCAGCCTCATCTCTTTTATCCCAAAATTCTTTACTTGGCGTATTTCTCTTATAGAAAGACCGATGCCGTGGAAGGGCAGCTAATGACTCCTGGTAACCACCAGATGGCAGGGGGTGTACACGAAGTGTGGGTGGCTGCGGATGCTCGTCTTGCCCGAGCACATAACGACCCTTAATTTCTGGTTTGTCCGCTATGTTTGCTGCAGGATTATTTATCATAGGTCATCATACTAACATTATTAAATTTAATGTTATGCACTGAATTTAATAGATAAAATCGTTAAACTCATCTTGATTGTCGCCAGTACGTTTGCGTCTATATTTTTTTATCTGCCTCATACGGATACTTCCACGAATATAAACTTTAAACTTAAATAAAAGAATGCTAAACGGTTCTCTCATTAGTGCGACATGTTTAAGTACGCGTCAATATCTTTAGAAATGATATCAAGTGAAAGATCTATGCCGTAGCGTTGAGTTGGCGTTGGCCATGGAACGCCTTCCATGGGATGCGTTTTAGGTTTATGGTCTCGTTTGCCATTCTCAAGGTAATGCTCCTCAAGCCAAGGAAACATGTTATTGCTTGAATCTCTTTCTCCGAGCAAAAATCCATTGGAGTATCTCTTAACTCGACGACCGGTCCTGTCAATTAAAAACTTTTCAAAGTTTCCTCGCAATGGGGGAAAGCCTATTTTGCCGGAAGGAATTATGTTTCTTTCACTGGACCAAGACACTTCCTCTAGATGATATGGAACTCCATTTTCCTGAGTATCAGCTGCATATGCCCCCGTTAAGTATGACCAAAGCGGATGCTGTTCTTGCACTTTTTCTTTACCTGGAACATAATCAGCGTTATATTTATGTTTGTCGTGTCGTCCGTTTGTTAATTCGGAAAACTGATATGTTACCCCAAAGTTATCACGGGCGTATTTTTCCGAGACTTGACCTGGGGTGATTTCCAAATTGTTTTCTTCAATATATTTATTTATTCCTTCTTGAAATTCTGGATATCCATGACAAACGAAGTCATCAACCACAATTGCAATTATTTCAAAGTCTTCAACTTTTCGATAACGCTGATTTAACTCTTCGATTATTGAGTGTTGAGGTATATTCCCGCACCCAGCAGCAACATTAAATAACAGGGTTACTTTACCTTTTTGTTCAGAAAGAATAGATTTCTTTTGACCGTCGGCAGAGCGAATTTCAACGTCGTAGACGGAGACAGGGAGAAGGTGCTCGTCAGTTGAGCTTGAATGCGCTTCAAACCACTCTCTGCCCGTTTCTTCTAAATTAACTTCTGGGATTGTCTGCGACATTTTTATGTGTCTCTTTCTTTATCACTTAAAAGATGGTGGGAAATGCGGTGGAAAATGAGGTGGAAAATGAGGCGGGAAAAACGGTGGGAAGAACGGTGGAAAATGAGGTGGAAAATGAGGCGGGAAAAACGGTGGGAAGAACGGAGGGAAGAACGGTGGGAAGAACGGAGGGAAAAATGGCGGGAAATGAGGAGGGAAAAATGGAGGGAAAAATGGCGGAAAATACGGAGTGGAAACTACGTAGTCAATCACTTCACCGAGTGGCATTACCACTCCTGCGGTTTCGGTCTGTGATGTAACTTTATTTAAGTTTCCAGTACCAACAGAACCAGTTGGGTCATTTATTGGAGTGGTTGCAGAAGCAGAACCAATAAAACCTGCATTTGTTACGCTGGTTTGAGCTGAAGCGGAACTAAGACCAATAAGGTTTGGAACGGACCCTTTTGGGGCATCTGGTTCTTTTTCTGAGTTCGCTCCGCCAGCCATTTTAAATTCCTTTAAACCTTAAGGTCGCCCGATAACAGCCACGTGTTCGCAGCTCTTTTCCGTAGTGTAGCAGTAGACCACTGCGCTCTCAAGCGAGTTCCCAAAGCATTATTTACGGTTGTCGTCCCTGGAGTGACTGCCGTTACCTGAACTTCACCTGCTCCGACCCTGATTATCTGTATTACGGTGCCGATTGGGAAGTTGTCAGAAGCGTCTGTTGGGACCGATATTACCGAAGTGCCAGCTGATGCTGTCATCTCCAGCGTTGCGTATCTGTGAGTTGTTGAGTTCAGCGTAACGCTAGATGAAACTGTGAGGTATTCCTCTGGAAAAAAAGTCTTTGATGGAAGGGTTACCGAAGCTGAGCTAAGAATTGCAACACTACTCGTTAGAATCGAAAATGTTGTTTGAACACTTGCAGCCTTACTTGTTTGAAAAGTAAATCCGTCGTTCGAACCAAATTGCATTCCGGCTACAGATTGACCGTAGAGCGCTATGAACTGGTACCCAGTTGACCCAGACCTATTTTCTATGTAAGCCGTTCCGCCCACGTCGGCAACATAGGTTCGTAAAATATTCCCAGACGTTCCCCATACTGCGCCAGGGCTGCCTATAATCGAGTAAGTAGCTGATGCTCCCGCATCTCTGTATATGCTACCGAAAGTTCCTGTTGACGATGAGCATATTAGAGAGCCAACCTGAACTGAAGCATTCGTACCAGAGAAAACTTCTGATGAATTTGTTGCACCAGTAAGAAACGTGAACATTTGGGTTGAGTCGTCATAACCCATAAATCCAACAGATGCTGCTGTGCCAGAGTGGTATCTGAATTCAATACCGCGGTCTTTGTTGTCGTCCGAACCTGGAGCCGTGTCTCCACCAAGAGTAAATATTGGGTCATCTATTGTTACTGTAGTTGAGTTAACCGTTACTGTTGTTCCATTAACCGTTAGGTCTCCTGAAAGAACAAGTGACGTACCAGTGGCAGCACCTATATTTGGCGTTACGAGCGTTGGTGTGTTAGCAAATACAAGGGCTCCACTTCCGGTTTCATCTGAGATAATTCCCGCAAGTTCCGACGAAGAGGTTGCTGCAAAATCTGAAAGCTTGTTTGCTGTAAGTGCTACGGTTCCAGTGGCATCTGGCAGGGTGATAGTTCTATCTGCAGTTGGGTCTGTAACAGTCAGGAAAGTTTCAAAGTCATCAGCAGTTGTGCCTTCGAAAACAATTATTCCATTTAAATTCACACCACCAAATGTGGGGACTGCTGATGACGATACATCTTGCCCAATCGCGATTGTTGCATTTGAGCCTTCTCCAGGAGTATGAGTAATCGTTATGCCAGTACCCTGCGTGAGGTCTGACATATAATTTCCTGTTGTATCTGTTCCAAGCGCAACGGAGTTTGCTGGGATTGTTGCAGTTATAGAAACGTCAGCTGAGCCAGAGAAAGAAACTGAACCAGTAACGTCGCCCGTAAGACTAATTGTACGTGCTGTTTGAAGTTGCGTTGCTGTATCGGCATTGCCAGTAACGCTTCCGGTTAGATTACCGGTCACATTTCCGCTAACGCTTCCGGTTAGATTACCGGTCACATTTCCGGTGAGTGGTGCGTTAACTGCTGCAAACGTTACTGATGAACTAGTTCCAACGGCTTGCCCGATTGAGACAGAACCACTTGAAACAGAGAAATGGTCAGAGTTAAACCGAGCAATGCCTTTTTGAGAAGTCCCTCCGTCTTGGACAGTGGCAGTTACTGTTCCGGTAATTCTTCCATAAGAATCAACCGAATGAGACTGAACAAAGGAAGTACCATCAGACCCAGTTGTGTTGGTCTGAGTAACGGTAGCAAGGTCAATTGCGTGAGCAGATAAAACTATTCTGTCGGTAGATGCTGTACCGACGCTTATTTCGTTTCCGTTTTGAGCTAAGCCATCTCCGACAACAAAAGCAGCTGTTCCTGTGAACTGAGTAAAGGCTACGTTGTCTGTACCGAATTCGTGAGCCCCCTCTGTTCCACTTCCGGTTGATGTAACAGTGAACCCTTGGCGGATGTTTACTGTTCCACCAGTAACAAATACGGCCTCACCACCAAATATCTCATGGCCAGTATCGCCATCAAAATCTTCAGCTCTTGTTAGTACCCAGGGGACCGAAACGCTTCCCTGTTCGGTCACGTCGTACACGCCATTATGTGTTGCGTTAACTTGATTTTTTACCAATACTCTTGTTCCGGTGACAGCGTTTGCCCCATCAAGATTCAAACGTGCATTGGCTCCCGCAGTAAGAGTTGCTCCACTGCCGCTTGAGCCGTTGTCGTAAGTTGGCGTGTTTGGAAGAGCGGCAGCAGAGCCAAGAGCAACAGACTCGTGCCAATCGATTCCTGCGGCTACCTGGTCCACATATTGCTTTGTTGCGACAGTGTTCGATGCGTCAACAGGCCCGGTCATTGCTATGTGATAGAACTCAACTGAAGCGTTTGTTGCAACACTTTGACCAATGGCTATGGTTGGAGTTGCTGATTCTCCAGAGTTGTTGGTCAGCGTGATGCCAGTACCAGCAACAAGCGAAGACACGTAATTACCAGTCGTGTCAGTTCCGAGGTCTATCGCGTCATTAACCCATGCACTTCCATTCCATTTTAGGAAATCACCACTAGACGGAGAACTAACTGTTGTATTTGAAAGGTCGTCGAGGGTTGCATTAAGCGAAACGGAAGCAGTCGAGCCCTCGCCTGGGGTATGGGATATGGATATTCCAGTTCCCTGAGCCAAATCCACAAGGTAGTTTCCGGTTGTGTCGGTTCCAAGCGTAACAGAGTTGGCTGCAATTGAAGCAACACCAGCGCCATCGATTGTTATATCTCCAGAGATAGTTGTCGCCGTAACTACACCAGTAGTCGTGGTTCCGAGCAATACCTGACCAGCGGTAGCGTTTGCTAGTTTCGAATGAGCAATAGCGGCAGCAGTATTGATATCGCCATCAACGATTGTGCTATCGGCAATCATCAAGCTTGTTACTGTTCCAGTATCGCCAGTTGTAACGACGGTTCCTGTTAAGTCAGGGAAAACGATTACTCGGTCACCTGTTGGGTCAGTAACGGCTATTATTGTTTCAAAATCGTTAGCGGTTGTGCCTTCAAAGGTGATGTTTCCATTTAGATTTAGTCCAGCAAACGTAGGGCTTACGGATGAAGATACATCCTGACCAATGGCAATAGTTGGAGTTGTAGCCTCTCCGGAGTTGTTTGTTACAAATACGCCAGTACCAGCAACGAGTGATTCAACATAGGAGCCAACTGTGTCGGTTGAAAGGTTTACTGCATCGTTAATCCACGCACTGCCATTCCAGCGCAAGAAATCACCATTAGCGGCACTTGTGATTGTTACGTCGCCAATATCATTTAGCGATATATTTGCTGACGAGTACCCTAAAGAGTTCCAAGCAGTTGCCCCATCACCAATTTTAAATTGGTCGGTGGTTGTGTTGATTCCAATTTCACCCTCAGCTAGGACTGGGTTTACAGATGCCCAGTTTGCACCAGAGTCACGTCTTAATTGAATTTGTGAAGCCATTAGGCAAATCCTCCATCTATTGGTTCAGTGCCGCCATAGATAGAGGAAGCAAAACCTCCATCAATATTTATACTTGCATAAATAAGCACCCACTTTTCTCCGTCGTAGCGCCAAGAACGTCCGGAAACCGTATGTGTCTGGTAAAGCGTTGGCGTATCTGGGAAATTAATAGCCATTATGCAGCCTCGTAGCTTCCCGAAATAGTGATGTTATCTGCGTCGCCCCATGTGAATGGGCCACCGTTGCCGACTACCACCCAAGTAGCCGTGCTAGCACTTGGACTAGTTACATTCACTGCAAAACTTGTTGTTGACCCTGTGTAGTTTCCATTTCCTATTCCGCCATACCAAGCAACTCCGCTATCAAGAATTGATGCAGAGAAGGTAAAGTTTGAGCTATGCGCAGTTACAGGAAGACCGAAGTTCCAGTGACCGCTTCCAGGGCTTGTTGTTGAACCATAGACGAGCTTCGCATAGAAGAAAACAGTTTTTCCAATTTGTTTATAGCGGCCAGATACCACTCCGTTGCCTAAAGAAAACCCTCCCCCATCAGCTGTAATAGTTGGCGTATATGAAGTCCATTCAGTCGATTCAATTGAAATACTTGCAGTTGAGCCTTCACCAGGGGTGTGAGAGATAGCAATACCGCTACCAGCATGCAAACCAGACACATAGTTTCCGACGGTGTCTGTTCCAAGGTTTATTGGGTCATTCGTCCACACAGATGCAGAACTGTTGTATTTTAAGAAATCCCCATTTTCCAATGTTGAAAAAGCAACATCAGATAGTCCGACAAGTGAAGTAGGGGAGTCAGTTGACCCGCTGCTTCCTACTTCGACCCAGAACGAGTCATAATAAACAAAAGTCTTTGCGCTGTCAGACTCAAACCAAAGGTCTCCAGATGAAGGTTCAGCTGGCGGCGTGTCGCTAATAGTGAGAGATGCGTTCCCCTGCCCAGCCCCTGCAGCAATCCATTGATTGTTCGCTCTAAAGTAAAGAGAGTTGCTGCTGTTGTCAACAATGAGTGCGCCGTTGGGAAGAGAAACGGTTGGAGATGCGCTTACTACTGAAGTTTGTAGCCCTCCACTGGCAGAGAAGTAACCCGGCGTTGCTATTGCCCCGGAAGCAGCTCTAAAAAGATTAGTATCAGAACTTGCAGAACCGTCGCTCCATGAAATTTTTCCGCCAGCATCTATTTTGACTCTAGCGACGTCTTCTTGATCTACAAAAACAGTCAATGCATCTGAACCAGCGGATGCTAGTTGCTTGATTGTAATTGGAACTATAAATTTCTGAGCCACGACCTCAATCGTTTCTTTATATTTGAGTAACCCCTCGAGATTACACTACTTTTTAACTTTAATTAACCAGTCACTACAATAACGTAGTCGCCTGCTGTGATTGTTCCGGAAAGGGTTACCGTTACTGTGTCGGCATTTGTGCGAACCGTGTCGCCTATCACCGTTGCCCCACTTGAGACTTCATAAATCTGAACAATAACGTCAAGTGAGTTAAACAAGTGCGTGACTACGGTTGTAGATGTACCTGCAGCACTCGCTGCGCAGGCCTGTTTTGCGATGCGCGCGAGAGCTGAAGTAGAAGTTGTTGCGGCCCCAGCAGAGGTTTTTGTACCAAGGTTTATGCGCGCATCTACTACCGTTGAGGCACTAGTGCCACCATTTGCAATTGGTAGTTGTCCAGTTACAGCAGCGCTCGACGATAGTGACAAAGCTCCAAACTCTGGCACACCACCAGAGCCAGCCTGCAAAACCTGATATTGCGTTCCAGCAGCAGTTACATCAAGGGCATTTGTTCCGTCACCATAAACGATTCCGTTATCAGTAAAAGTTTCAACTCCCGTACCACCAGCAGTTACCGCAACGGTTGCTGCGTCCCATGTACCAGTGGTAATTGTTCCAAGGGTCGTGATGGTTGATTGACCGGCATAGGTGGATGCAATGTCGACAGAATTGGCATTGACGGTAATGCGGTCTGCTGTCCCAACAACATCAAGAGTGTTTCCGCTCTTCGTAAGACCAGCACCAGCAATGACTTGACCAGCGCCCGAGAACTGAACAAAGGTTAGCCCTGTTGTTCCAAGGGTAATCGCGTCGTTTGTCGTAAGAACAAAACCATTGTCTGCGTTTACTGTACCTTCAGAAACGAAGGTGAACATTCCTGTCGTAACTTTTGCTGACGTATTTGCATCATCCGCACGAGAAGCCGCACCAGAAGCAACGGCTACATAGATACCGTTTTCCGATGCCGTACTCTGGTCTTTGAGGAGAACTCTGTCGCCAGCAACAAGCGTTACGCCGTCAATTACGTCTCCTGCTTCGAGAGCTGAAGCGATTGCCACCGGAGCAACGGAGGCAACTCTTACCGATGCCTTAACATCAAGACCTTGACGAGCAGCGTCTACATAACCTTTGGTGGCAATGTGGGCATTATCTGTTGGTTCGGCAACTTTTGCATTCCCATTAGCGTCACGCTTGACAAGTTTGCTGGCTGTCGCATCTGATGTTGCATCTGTGAGCATTTGCCACATCGCTGCTGGCAATAGACCAGCGCTGTCTGTGTCGGCAACAGCGAGAGTAAGAGTAATTGTTCCATTTGATTCAGAAACCGTAAGGGCTTCAGCAATTCCTGCGCCACCACCAGAAACAATGGTGTGGGGAATGGAAACAAACGCAGCACCCGTGTACACCTTGATGGTGTCAGTCGCAGTGTTGTAGATGAGACGACCTTCAAAATTGCCTGATGCTGGGTCTGTAGCCAACTTTTCAAAAGTGGCATTCAGAATTTGGTTCTGATTTAGGTCAATGTTTGTTAGAAATTTTTGTGCCATTTTTCCTCTACTTTACGTGAGATACGCGTACCCAGAAAACGCAGCAGAGAAAATCACCGTAATCTGAGTGTTGCTATTGTATTGTACCTCACCAAATACATGCGTATCCGCAGAGTCCACAATGGTTACTGAAGGCTTTCCGCCAAGGCTATGATTTACAACCCACGTAGTTGATGCTTGACTTTGAGTATGAACGTGCCTGCGTGTATTCCCTGAAGCGCCACCAAGCTGTACTAGTACCTGATTTGGAGCGTCTTGATCGACAAGTACCCTGTTTGCGGAATCTTCCGTAATAATTACATTGTTTGGAATGTTGGTCACCGCGTGACTCCTTTAGATACGTAGAAGTTCCCTTGGAGCACTCGAGAAACTTCTCCGTTGGGTGCTTCTATCTCCAAATCATACACGCCATTATTTTCGAGAGAAGCACTTACCGAAGCAGAAACAGATATTGCTATATCGTTTTGATCAACTCCGGAAGCAACGACCATTGCGCCATTTTCGGTAGTCAACTCAAGATAAAATGTACTAGCGTCAACTGTTCTGCGAACTTGCATTCTTGCTTTAAACCCAACAAGGTTGTAGGGTTCGTAAAGTTCATCCGTGGTGGGGCTGGCTATTGGGGCCTCTACGTAAATGTTTCTAGTAAAATTAGTGCCCTGCTCCAAATAAAAATTGTGATTCCCTGCTCTCATTTTGCAAAAGCTCCATTGATTGACCGCGGTTATTACTTATTGTAGATTATATTTACCTTCACTATCTACAGTATCTATCCGTTTCCGGCTTTAAGGCAACTCATGAAAAAGCGTCAAAAACCATCCATAGGATTTCTAACCACGGATTGGTCTTGGGGAACGGACCCGCTTCAGATGAATGGGTGCGCTTGGTATAGATGTAAATTACCCGGTGATCAACTTGTCAAACGCGGCTGGAAGTGCGCTGTCGGGATGCCTGGGTGGAATGAAAAACATGGATTTGGGATGCTCGCCGAAAACAATACGGCAGTCCATGGCTGGGACATTGTTGTTTTTAAATTGATAATGCATAAAGATGCGCTTGACAATATTCTAAAAGCTAAAGAAATGAAGCAAAAAATCGTAGTAGACATTGACGACTGGTTCGTTGGCCTAGAGAAGACAAATAGGGCTTACGATGCAACAGATCCCGAAAAAAACCCCGACCAGAACAGGGCCATATACGAACAAATCATAATGGAAGCTTTTGCTGTAATCTGTTCTACTGAGTTTTTATATAATTATTATTCAAAAATAAGAAAAAATGTATTCCTGGTTAGAAATGGCATAGATCTCGAGCGGTGGAGGGTAAAGCCGTCAGTGCGACCTCACAAAAAAGTACGCGTGGGTTGGGTGGGGGCCACTCCATGGAGGTCAAACGATCTGGAACAGCTTAGAAATTTTTTCCCTGATTTTATTAAAAAAAACAATTTGTTGTTTCATCATTCAGGGCACACAATAAACGCGCCAAAAGCCAATGAATTACTCGGAGTGCCAGACGAAGTAACAAGGCTTACTCCGCTTGTCCCAATCCTTTCATATCCTGGTTTGCTTTTGCCAATAGATATAGGAATCATCCCATTAAACAACATTCAATTCAACCACGCAAAATCTTTTATCAAAGGCCTTGAGTACGCAGCTGCTGGAGTGCCATTTGTAGCCTCGGCCCTCCCTGAATATGAGCTCCTAGCTTCGCAAGGAATAGGGAGAATTGCAAGAACCGATGCGGAATGGGAAGCAAACCTAACAGACCTACTGGATTATCGGCTTAGGCGTGACGAGATGATAGTAAACAGAGAAGTTCTAGAACAGTTTTCTATGTCAGCGAGGGCTCCTGAATGGGAAACAACAATGCGGGAAATATTAGAGATGGAAATGTAAATAGAAGTGGATATCAATTTTTCTTTCTGCATCGTTACTGGATACCAGGACACTGCCCGCCTTGAGCAAATTATAGAAAATATAATTTCTTTGTCAATTCCACATTATGAAATATTAATTATTGGTGGGGAAAGAAAAGATTTTAGTCATCAAAACGAAAAAGTAATTTTTTTAGATTTTGACGAATCAGTAAAACCTTTATGGATAACTAAGAAAAAAAACATTCTGTCACGGGCTGCCAAGTATGAAAATTTAGTGATAATGCACGATTATCATGTTTTTAACGATGATTGGTATGAAGAATTCACAAAGTTTGGAACCGACTGGGATGTGTGTTCCTGCCCTCAGTATCTTATAAATGGCGCAAGAAACCCAATGGACTGGTCGTTGTGGGATAAGCCGGGACACGGTAGGGCATGGAGTCTTGACTATGACGACTGGTCACAAACTCAATATATGTATATATCTGGTGGATTCTTTATTGTCAAAAAACACGTAATGCTAGAAGAGCCGCTTGACGAATCTCGTGGATGGAACGAAGCAGAGGATGTTGAGTGGTCACTTCGTATTAGAGACAAGTACGTAATGAAGTGCAACAAAAACAGTATTGTTCGCCACAATAAGTGGCACAGACATGCGGGGATAAACCCAGATGAAAAATAATTTTCTTGTTATTTTCGACCTTGACGGTGTACTAATAGAGTCAAGAGATGTGCATTTTGATTCTTTGAATATTGCCCTGAGTAGGGTAGACCCAAAATACGTTATTTCACAAGAAGAACATCTTTCCAAATATGACGGCCTGGGAACAACAACGAAGCTAAGAATGCTTACCGAAGAGAAAGGACTTTCCGGTTCTTTTCATCAACAGATATGGGAAGATAAACAAAAAGCAACCCTTACAATACTTTCTGGCTTTCCTAAAAACTATGTTGCTATAGACATAATGCAAACCCTCAAAGAAAAGGGGTGGAAAATTGCTGTTGCATCAAACGCGATAAGGGAAACCGTTATCACAGCGCTCGATGCAATCGGCGTACTAAAGTATGTCAGCTACATCATGAGCAATGAAGACGTCAGGAACCATAAGCCACATCCGGAGATGTATTGGCAATGCATGGTTTCATCGGACGCAAGCCCTGCAAATACCATAATTATTGAAGATTCACATATAGGCAGGGAGGGTGCGCTAAGTTCTGGAGCAAACCTGCACGCAATCAAGAATGCTAGCGATTTGAATAAAGAGCGATTAATGCGCTTTGTTGAAGAAATAGAAAACAGGGGCAAGAAACCTGTTGCATGGAGAAATGAAAAAATGAACGTTTTGATACCGATGGCTGGCGCTGGCTCTAGATTTGCACAGGCTGGATATACATTTCCAAAACCATTAATTGAAGTCAATGGGAAGCCAATGATTCAGGTGGTTGTTGAGAATCTTAATGTTGATGCTCACTTTATTTTCTTGGTTCAAAAAGAACATTATGAGAAATATAATCTCAAACAAGTTCTTGGATTAATTAAGCCAGGGTGCGACATTGTCCTAGTTGACGGGATGACAGAGGGCGCTGCTTGTACGACTCTACTTGCATCTGGCTTGATAGATAACGACGAGCCATTGCTTATGGCAAACTCCGACCAGATAGTTGATTGGGACAGCAATGAGTGCCTTTACGCATTTGGGGCAGAAGGTGTTGATGGTGGAATCCTTACGTTCAAGGCAACTCATCCGAAATGGTCTTATGCGAAGCTTGGCGATGACGGATTGGTTAGTGAGGTAGCAGAAAAAAATCCAATCTCAGATAATGCCACTGTTGGCATTTACTACTGGAAACACGGTTCAGATTATGTCAAATATGCAAACCAGATGATAGAAAAAAATATTAGAACCAATAATGAGTTTTATGTTTGCCCAGTGTTCAATGAAGCAATAAACGACCAGAAAAAGATTCGAATTAAAGAAGTGCCAAAAATGTGGGGAATAGGGACCCCAGAAGACCTCAACTATTACTTGGAGAACAATAAATGAGCAAAGACAAAAAAGACTATCTAGATATGCAGAACTCGTACTACGACGGATATGCAAGTCAGTGGACCTTAAATTTTAGAGACCCAGTTGTTGGTTCATATGATGCGCACAATAACTGGAGCGACTACGATAACTATTTATTTAAAGATTTTGAAACAAATGGACTTTTAGCACTCGAATACGGTTGTGGTCCTGGAAGAAATTTAGTTAAGTTTTCCACGAGGTTTCAGCGTATTGATGGCATTGACATATCAAGTGTAAATATTGAAAAAGCAAAAATAAATCTTGAGCATAATGGGATCCGTGATTCACTTCTATTCACGACATCCGGAGATAATCTTTCTCAAGTTGAGTCAGAATCTTATGATGTTGTTTTTGCTGTTATATGCTTTCAACACATATGTGTTCACGAAATACGATTAGCAATACTTGCTGATATCCATAGAGTTCTTAAAACAGGGGGGCGGCTTTGCTTTCAAATGGGCTATGGTGGTAAGGGAGAAATTCCAACTGCCTCATATTACGACAACAATTACGATGCTGGCAGCACGAATGGGCACGCTGATGTCAGTATAAAAGATGAATCTGAGTTGATTGACGATCTAACAAACGTGCTTGGATATAAAAACTACAGGTCTGACATTAGGCAAACTGGCCCTGGGGATAACCATAAAAACTGGATATGGGTACAGGTTGAAAAATGAGATTTATATCGCACAGGGGTAACCTGACTGGAATTAACAGAGAATTAGAAAATTCACCAGAATATGTGGTTGATGCAATTAAAAAAGGTTTTGATGTTGAAATAGACCTCAGGACGCACTTGGGCAAAATGTACCTTGGGCACGATGAGCCGCAGTATAAAATAGAAGATAAATGGCTGCAAATGTATTCGAGCAGCTTATGGATCCATTGTAAAGATTTTGAATCATTAGACCACTCTATGAATATGGGTTATCATTGCTTCTTTCATAACATTGACGCATACACGATAACGAGTCGCAGTTTTGTTTGGGCTTACCCTGGCAGTCAAATTGCTTCAAGGCTTTGTATATCTGTTCTTCCTGAAAGGGCAGAAGGCTTGATCGGCCTAAAAGCACACGACTATTACGGCGTATGTTCTGATTTTGTACAGGAACTGGAAGCTGCTTATGAGTGAATTATCACTGCATGAGATTGGGTTAAAAAATTCTACGGACAAGTCCACCTATCACGAGTATATGGATTTTTATCAAAGATATTTAGATAGAAATAAAATATTAAAATTTTTAGAAATAGGCGTCCAGGGTGGTTCCTCAATCAAGACATGGCGCGAATGGTTGAGGAGCGAATGCGTTATTGAAGGCTGGGACATAGAGCAATGCGAACCAATTAAAAATTGCGAATTAAAAATTGTTGACCAGGCTAATCGCCAAATGGTAATTGATTCCATTACTGGAGAATACGATGTGATTCTTGACGATGGAGCCCATACGCCAAGATCTATGGAAACATCTTTTTCCGTTCTGTTTCCATATTGCAAAATTTACATAATTGAGGACCTGCATGCTTGGTGGCTTGGATACAGGGAAGGTGAGGAAAAGTCGACTTTTGAACTACTTAAACAAATTGAAGACGACGGGTGGCTTTCTACCTATGCCACAAATGAAGAATCAGAATACATCTCAAGAAATGCTCAATTATTAGAAGTGTATCATCGTGGTGAATTAAGCAACCCACTCTCTATGTCAGCAGTAATTCTAAATAAAAGGAAATCAAATGATTAAACCAATTGACTATGAAAAACATTTTGTTATTGGGACTCCATTGGTCGGTTG